GTGTCAAAGCATCCATAAAAAACCGACCCCCTTTGGATAAATTGCATTTTTGGCACAATTGCCTCAAATTCCACTCATCATCACCACCATTCAATCTCTTGGGAATGATGTGGTCAATGTGCATGGCTCCTTCGGTCGTTCCACACTGCTGGCAGCACCCATCTCTGGCCAATATGCGCTCGCGTGTCTTGCGCCATTGTGCACTTGATCCTTTAGCCCATGATCTGCTCATCAATGATAACCATTCGCCTTAAAGAATCTCCAGCCATTACACATTGAACCATAACGTTTCGTGATGTATCGAATAGACCAATCAACCATTGAGAACCCATCGAGTCGTCCATACTTGGCATTGCGCATCTGGCCTAAGCCGTAATGAGATCCATTCTTAGCAGCTACATTCCAGTTGCTTTCATGTGTTATCAAAGCATCAAAGCATTTGAATTGATCCATTGATATCAATCTTGAATGTGCATAGAGCTTTAGCAAGTCAGTCTGTGACACTGCTTTCGCTGGTGTTGTGCCAACAACACATAGCACTGCCAATAGCACCAGACTTCGCCTGCGAGCTATCCGCCTCAGCGGCTCGCCAGCGAGTATGGAGCGTACCCCTTTAGTCAAATACCGGGCAACATTGAGCGTCATCTTGGGCGAGTCCCACAGCCTGTGGATACTACCTGTGGATAACTTATTCAAGGCCAGCAACCATTGCATCATCAATGATCTTGATGCCAAATGCTCCGCATCCAGAGCATTGTGTGAACCATTCATTGAGCGTTAATTCGGCTCCTTTGGTGAGCCCGTGCATCTTGCGTCCATCCCCGTAGAGCTTGGCGCAGATGGAGCAATCAAATTGAAGCTGGCGCATGATGGCTCTTCAATAGATTCTCAATAGGCTGAAGATTGACTTGGCTTACCCACCAACCCCCGGATGAAGATGCAAATCGTGAACGCTTGGCCACTCCCACCGGTATCCATCCAGCAATGTAATACGTCGGTGATTCACCTACGACAAGGATTCCCATATCGCTATCTCGATCATCATTGCTGACGATGAAATGGCCGTTACGATGCGGCGTTTGTTTGACCTCGATGGCTACCCCATCCCAATTTATATCCGGCTCATTCTTAAATGTGTTCACTGTTGGCGTGAAATTGTCAATGCCAAGATAACGTGCAACCGCTATCTCCGCACCGGCAGCTTCTGAGTGAATGACAACGGCATTGTGAAAGTTGCCTTTGTTGCCTTGAAACTTGGGATTAGATCCATACGTTGATTCTCTGGCAAGTCCGGCCGTATGTGCCACGATTTCATCTGCTCTTGAAAGTCGCACCATAATCATCGGCAGTCCACGCAGAACCAAATGACATTCTCCAGGTTGTCATAGCCTTTTTGATAGCCGAATGGATCAAGACGTTTGAGCTGTGAGCATTTATCACATTGCTCAATTTTGTACTCTTCGACAACCACCATATCTTTTAGAATTTTACAAGTCATAGTTCTCGGGCTAATTATCTCAATGTAGTCGCTCATAATTGCGCCGACCATTTGCCGGAAGATCCCATCACATACCAGATTGGCTCGCATTGATTGGGCTTTCGCTCAACGCATGAGTAGTTCGCCCACGCTTTACCAGTCTTGGCCGATACGCCTTCACGCCAAATACGATGGCCGTGTGAGCACAATGGAGCTTCTCTGAGAGTATCAGTGCCAATCTGGGCTGTGACGGCCTGTATTGCACCACCAAGGCTCGTGACGCCGGCGGCATCGACTTCTTCTTGAGTCTTATACGATGGGATTGCCCCAAATGTGCTCTGCCAAAGATCGACATCGTGCGCCGATGAGCTGACGATTGTCGGATCAACGCGTTCGACTTGAGCCATGTTTTGAGCCGTTGGCCGCTTATCAGATCCAAGCACTAAACCAATCGCCCGGCCAATAGCCGATGTAACTGTGTCTTCGACGAACCATTTTTTCATCTGGACGTTATAGGTGGCCACGTTGCCAAATGCGTAATCAATGCCTGATGGCTCAAGATCTTCAAATTCTCGATAGACCCGGCATTCAACCAATATGTAACCGGCCTTGAGATCAACATCGATAATAGCTGTGTGAATCTTGCCAGATGGATGTGCTTTCCAGAATCGTTGGATGCGAGCTGCAACATCCTCATAATTGTCCAAGAAGCTCATGAGTTCACTTCCCTTGATGATGCGTGACGGCCGACTGCTCGGCCTCTGGCGTAGCCTTTGCGCTCGCCTTCTTTGACTCCAACGCTATACGCAGCCACTGCCCATAAGAATCCGGCAATGCCCATCATGATAATAATTGATGCTTCATTCATTTTTTGCTCCCGTGAGAGCCTTGTTTGTGCTCCCAGAACAAGAGTGACATCGATGGCTGACATTGGCAAGAATGCGCCTCGGCGTGTCTATTTCTTGAGAGCCATTTCCAGAATTAATTGATCCAATCGTGCCTCAATACGGCTCACTTGATCCTTCATACTTGAACCACCATTCGGGCTCAGTTCCGACATTATGGATCGCACTATGACTCTCATTGACGAATAGATGGCAGTGAGCACCGCTAAGACAAGCGCACCCACCGCCGTCCATTCGCCGACACTCACTTCTTTCGGCCAAATCCTGCATCGTTTGGATTAGCCCAGCGAGCGAGCATTGGAACAAGTCCAGCTACTAACCCCATTGCTAGATCCTTTGGATTGGAATTGCCCGTCATATAAACGGCCAGCGCACCGGCAATAGAGCTTCTTGCCCACGATGCCAACATTGCTTTTGCTTGATCCATTAGTTTTCTCCTTTGTTCAAGCTCCCGATGAGTGCCGCGACTTTCGCTTCACCCAATGCAATCTCGAAGTGCATTTCATCTTTACGAGTCCAATCACCGCCCCAAGTCATTCCGTATTTTTTCGCCAACGCCCGAATCATCGGAACCTTCTCAAGTGGGAATGTGCCACCTTTGCCAAGTGGATGCTGTGTGGCGTTTAGATCAATGGCTGTTCCAGATGCGTGATTGGAGAGCTTCCCCGGCACATTTCTAACATCTCGAAATGCGTATCCCCAATCGTCAAAAGTGCCTTCATCTATCGGCTCAATCAGCTCATGAAATTCTTTGCAGAATCCAGCAATCAATGGAGCAACGGCCTTGGCACATCGCACCTTGAGCTTGGTTCCCTCGATGGGAATGCTCACGATGCCGATTTCTGCCTGATCCTTAGATGCCGGCCAGCCGTTGTAACTTTGCATTAACTGAGAAGCAACGCGGCTTCTTCGCTGCTAATGCCCAACTTGGCAAGAAGTGCAGCTTTGTCTGAAGCGGCTTTGATATCTTGCGCAACTTTCCACGCATCGAATTGTGCAAAGCCGGATTCAAATTGTGCTTTGGTGATTGGCTTACATTCTGAAAACTTTATGCCTTCATAATCGTTGCCAGTAATAACCCAACCGCCATCTGGGATTAACATTGTTAAGACTTCATAACCTTTTGCCATTATGGTGTCACTTCCATTAGTAGGATTGTGCTTATAGCGGCTTCTTGCACGCCGAGAGATGATGCCGCAACATTGTTTGCAAATTGTGTTTTGTAAGTCGTTGCCGAAGTAGTAGCAGGTGTGTCTAAAAATTGAGCAGACATGGAAAGATTCATTCTTAAAGCTGTTGATGTAAGACCAATGAGTTCTGTGGCGACTAAAATACTGGTAGAACCCCGCATAAGTCTAATTTTGCCAGCGTTACTTGCGTTTCCAGATGTTCTTGCTATTCCATTTTGACTAAAAAACACCAAGACTTTATTGCTTGCACTTGTTGGCGTTATTGTTGCCGTTAAGGTGCTATCTTCATATGTAGTTGTTGAATTGTAAGTTTCTGTGCCACTTGTTGCCGTAACAATTTGCACGACTTTACTAGCTGGGGATGCCCATGCTGGAACTCCAGAAGTAACTGTCAAATTTTGTCCAGCAGATCCAATTCCTAAACGGCTAAATGTGCCGCTTCCCGTTCCATAAATGAGATCGCCACTTGTTGTAATTGCAGTGGCCATTGAATTGGTGACTGTAACTGTTCCCGATGTGCCGCCGCCTGAAATACCAGTACCGGCTGTGACGCCAGTAATGTCACCTGTGTCATTGTTAATCCAAGTAAAATCGAGATCTGTTGCACTTGTTTTAGATAGCACTTGACCAGTTGTGCCGCCCAGTAAATCAACGAAATCAGTATCAACAGCTTGACCAAAGACTTCAAAATCGGCTGGTAAATTTGTGACAAGATCGGTCGCCGTAGGCATTTGCCAGCCGAAATTGCTTGTTGGATTTGTCATGTTTTCTCCTTATGCAACTTGCGTCGCGTTTTCCCAGTCTAGCGTTGGTATGATTGAATTCCATGTTTCGACAACCGGCACGTCGTTCCATCTCATAGCCTGAAGTGAATAAGCCAATGGCGAAAGATTGAGCGAAAGACTAATTTGGTTGTAAGCGGCCTGAAATGTCCATCCTTCGACAAAGCCCAGATATGTACCGGCGGCCATATTGAGCGGCAAATCTGCAATTGCCACGGGCATTCCCATAAACACATTGATAAGTGAGTCTCTATCGCCATCATCAATTTCTGGGTTGGTGAGCTGATAAGTGATTTGATTAAAATTGTATTGAGGATAAGCGCGCAAATCCAGATAGAAATTTGCTTGATCTTGGGCATCGGCTGAGTGTTTGACTGTTGTCGTAAATATCTGAGCAAGCTGGCCATATAGACCAACCGATGCAATATCTGTGGCACTGACTTCGGATGTCGAATTTGTGCCATATTTGAGCGTTATGGTGTTGCGAACGTCTCCGGTGCGTTGTTGGATGCTAAGGCCAGAGCCTTGAGCATTATTGGCCGAGAGATCAACGTATCCATTGAGCGACAAATAAGTCGTTCGGTGTGTCGAATCGGCGTATGAAATAAGACCCTGCGCATCCTCATAGATATAACCAAGGCCGCTATTGGCCAGAGCTGCAACCAGTGAATAGACATCGGTTCGGCTCGATGATCGTTGCGCAAGCTCATAATTTCCGGGAGTATCAATTTCACCGAGTCCAGTATTTTGAGCATTTTGCCATTGAGTAGCCGGATCATAGGTATCCCATTGAAGCGCGGCTGGAACCGATTGCCATTGAGCAAATAAAACTTGACGCAATATCTTTTTGATTTGATTGCCATCGAAGTCTTGAGTCAATACACCATTAGTTAAAGCCTTGGGCAATCTGGCCAAAGCACCAAGAGCAATGATCTTGATGTGCTGGGCATAGGCAACATTGCCAAGCTCTGCCACCGATATTCCAACCTCAACAACTGAACCGCCAAAGATTGGGATAAATGTGGCTGTTGAGTCTTGCAACTCGATGGTCAGTGAATCGTTAATCTCAATAATGACATTGGCTTGGTCTAAGTTAATCAGCTCGATGTTGGTGTAACCGGCTTGAGCTTGCTCATAGATATTGGTTCGCCCGGATGTCATAGTTAGATTGGCAAGAATGGACGTCTGATACTGGACGCCGCCAATCGTTACGCGCCAGACTGGATTGAATACGCTCATACGGCTATTAAATTTCCAGCACCGCCAGTGCCGCGATAGTAGGAATTGTTGAGCACATCGACGATTGTGCGAGATGTACCTTCTGGATCAATTGCGCCATTAACTGTCACATTGATAATTGATGCAGCTTGAGCATTATCAAGTGCTCGCAAATCTGCAACCGATCCTGATCCTGCAACTGTCATGCCGCCAGTTGATCCACTTACGCCAGATAAATCACCGGTGCTCAAATCAACGCTGGCAACTAAACCTTTAGATCCGCTACTCGACGAGCCACCGCCAAAGAATCGCGTTACCGGATTATCGGTCATAAGTTTAATGAAAGCTTTTACAGCATTAACTGTATTAGTCACGGCTGTGACGATTCCTGCAAATCCATCAATTGCGACCGAAATTATGGTTCCTAAAACACTAAACGCAGTTTTAAGAGTAACTCCAAGAATAGGAGCCAAAGTATCTCTGGCAAATGTTGCCACTGTTTTCATAAACCCATAAAGAGGCTGTAATTCATCTGAATTATCTTTAATGGCTTTTTGTACTTTTTCAAATGCTCCACGCAATCCGTTGATTGCTGGGCTTAAAATTGTTGTAATTATTGGAATTAAGAAATCATTAAGAAATGCCCAAATTGCTTTAAGAGTCGGAATAAATACGTCTTGAATATAATCTCCAAGGAATTTTATTACAGGTTGCAGTTTCGGCCCAATTTCTTCTGCAAATGACTGAATTGCTGGAACTACTTGATCTACGAAAGTTGTGACCATTGGAGTAATTGCATCGAGTACAAATGATCCGACTGTTTCTTTACCCTCATCAAATGTGACTTTAAGTCGATCCATTTTGCCGGCAAATGTGTCTGCCTTCTCGGCAGCTTGACCCCCAAATGTATCGGCAAGAGCTTTTGTCACTCCATCCATGTCCATCGTTTTGAGTTGAGCGGCAGATAATCCAACACCCAATTTTGCTAGTGCTCCAGTATTTCCCTCTACCGCTTTACCTAATGCGTTGCTGACAGCTTCTAAAGATTTGCCACTTCCAGCACTTATGTCGAGTGCTAGAGCCTGAAGTTTTTGTGCTTCACTCACATCTTTTGTCGCACGAACTAATCTTTCAAGTGATGGTCGTAATACGTCGTCGGTTATTCCATTGGCCAATTCTGTTTTAAGAATATATGCCTCAGTTGCGGCGACTTGGTTATCCGTTGCCCCAGTAACATTCTTAAGAGTCGTGGCAAGTTTTGTTTGTGCAGCTTCATCGGCAATGGCTGATTTGACGCCATCGATGAGCAATTTGCCAGCGTATGCAGCGGCGGCGATACCGGCGGCGGCAAATGCCAGTCCAGCCTTCTTACTAAAATCACCTAATTTAGAGGTTGAATCTTCAACGTCATTATTGGCTTGATTGAGCGATTTTTTAAGTTGATCTACATCGGCCAGAATGGAGAGCTTGAGCGTTCTACTTTGTCCGGCCATCACCACTCCTTCAAGATCTGAGATAATGAATCTTCCCACTTAGCGATGATGTTTGGCTGTTCGGCTCGCAGTGTCGGATAGATGAACCAGCCGCGAGATCCACGGCCTTCTTTACCCGACCAGATTGGGAACTGCTTGAACTTGTTAGATCCAAACTCATAACCGCCCCAGAGCTGTTGAGTCGTCGCACCGCCTGAGAATTTTTGACTTACAAAGCCAAATGACATCTCGCCAATCTTTGATGATTTAGAGACGCGAGATCCAGCGGCAATGATGTCATCTGCCCGGTTGCGAGTGCGACCGGATGCCTCAATGATCTTGCCTTGGACATAAGTCGCCAAAGAATTACTGGCAATCTTGGCTTGGCCAGTAGCTTCTTCACCCATGGCTTTGAGTGCCGATGTGACGCCGCGCAAATCTTTTTTATCCCAGCCGATGGTTTCATCTGCCATTGCGCTTCTCCAATATCTCCATCGCCGTTAAAATCTGCTCCGCCGTCGTCCACTCACTCATCGGGATATTTGTCGCCAGTGCAAGCTCAACAACTATTCGGCTAAGACTTCCGACGGCGTAGCTTTTGGGTCTGCGTTCCCGGCTCCTATATCTGCAACCCCTTCGCACCAAATCTCATAAGGTTTTACCGGCTTGCCGGCATTCTCACGCTTCATCGAGCTGTAGGCCAAAAATAAGAGATCCGATATGCCGATTTTCTCCTCTGCCTGTTGAATCGTAAATCCAGTTTTTTGCTCCCACTTTTGCCATTCCGGTGGAGCCGCCGTATAGGTTGCGACTTCTCCGGTCTGGTAAGTGACTTCGATATTAAGTTTCATGCTCCCGGTCTCCTTTTATTAACTGATTGTTAGCACTGGCGTGGTCACGCAAGTGAATGCAAGCGATACTGTTTGAGCATCTGGAGCTGTGCCGCCGGCAGATGGCAAGATTGGCTGAACATCAAATGCAAATGATGCACCAGTGTCGGCCACGAATACGACTGGAAGTCCAGTCTGCGGTGCGCTTGTTGCAGCCGTCCAAAGAGCTTCGCAAAGCGATGATGGTGCTCCCCAGTCGGCAAGCATTTCAACAGCAAATGATCCTTGAGTATCGGTGGTGTAATAGGCTTTTCCGTCGAGTGTTTGATATGTATTGATTGTCGAATCGACTGTCAAAGTCGCTGACATTGCTTGGGCATCAAAATTATCACTGTCAATCGTGAAAGTGATATCTCTGCCAGTGATGATTGTTGTTGCCATGTTTTTTTCTCCTTAGTCGGTGTAATACGTTGAGACTTGCAAATCGGATGTCAAGAATTTTCCTGTTCCGACTTCCAAAGGTGTGGGCGAGCTGACATCGCCGACGACATAGCCGCCGGGCATAGTTGAAATGATTGCAATCATGAGATCTTCAAGATTGGTCAAAGCTGCGGCATTGCTGGAATAACCAACGACGCCAGTGATAAGAAAATTGATTTTAACTTTTGTCGTAGATCCATTGATGAGAGTGCTTTCCAAATAGGGCGAACCGGGAACCAAGACAATTGATGGGCTGGTCATTGCCTCTGGGATGCCGTTATAGACATTGGCTGCAATGGTTGAAAGAGTAGTCTGCAATGGTGTGCGCACGTCGGCTTCAATTGTCATAGACACATATTTTCGACTTCGATAAATGGCCCGAGAAGTCCGATGATTCTATTGCTTAAGCTGCGGCCAAGTACAAATGGCGATGGCTGAAATGAATCGCTCATGATCTGATTGCCCGGAGCTGTAACGCTCTGGAACACTTCAACCGATACGACAAGAATGGCCGACTTAATGGGAGCAACGCCAGAGTAAAGATCACCGGCGGTTGCCCCATCAATACACGCAAGCCCGCTCGGAATGATTGGGATCGTGTATGTGCTGTCTGCTTCGCCCGTTGCAGACGTAAAAACAAATGGCGCAATGCGAGTGTCTGTGACTGTCACTGTGGCGTCATAATCGCCACATCCGGAAATGACGACACTTTGACCCGGCACGAAATAATTAACGCGCTGGGTCGTGTAATAGGCAATCGAATCTTCTACAAAGACTGACGTGACGGCTGATTGATATCCGGTGAGCAATGGCAAAATCGTCAGCTCTGCCGAATCAATCATCTGTTCAAGATAAGCATCAGAGTAAAGAGATACGGAAACGCCAAGAATATCGCGTAGCTGTTGAGCTGTGACTATCTGTGGCATTTCCGTTCCCTTCTACTGCTCGACCACATCCGGGAGCGGCTGTGGCCGATGATTAGTTACTAGGTGAAATTGAACGCGTTGGCTCCGGCACCAATTTTTGTGGCGCATGCACCATAAGAATTGAGTGAGATTTCAACTGTTCCATCTGATGGCTTATTGACATCAAGACGGAAGTTGCCGCTCTCATACCATGAGTATGCGCCCGGTTCGATCACTAGCATTGAATCATCGCCTGTTCCAGTAACTTCGCCAGAATTATCAACAAAGAAATTCAAGCCAAGTACGACTCCGCGCTGTGATTGTCCAGTGACAAGACCAGCTTGATTCTGTGGCTGGTAAGCATTAAACAATGGAATTCCGCTTGAGTTATAGCCCATGATGTTTGACCATTGGCTTGGTGATACCAAGAGATTTTGTGCAAATCGCTGAGTTGCTGCATAGACGGCTGCGTTGGCGCGGCTGACGTATGCAATCAATCCTGCTGCTGTGTTAGCTGTTGGTGTTCCATCAGATGTCGAATCTGCTACCAATTGAGCTGCGACATATTTGTTTTGGGCATGTGCCATTGCTGATCCCATGATTCGAACAAGCTCGTTAAAGAAATCTGGTGAGCTGCGATCGATGATCTCAGTCGTGAGCGAATTGCGACCTGCAAAGCGCGTTACGGGAATTGAAATAAACGCCGAATTTACATCGGTATTTGATACCGCGCCATTTTCTGCAACGGCTGCGACTGTGGCAATTTGAGAAATCTTTGGGATTTCAAATTGAAGCCCAGCGTCCGGCAAAACTCCGCGAGAAATCGCATCGATTGCACCGCGTGTTCCATTGCTTAATCCGTTGATGACTTCTGCAAGCTGACGTGTTGGATTAAATGCTGGGTTGCTTGTTCCCAAATTGTCATTTGTGGCTGCAATATAAATTGCAGATTCTGACATTGGATTGATCTTGGCCTTGATTGAATGCTCCATCCATGATCCAAGATTTACAATTGGGTTGCGTGGTGAAGTGAAATATGGTGCTGGCTTGTTAGCTTGAACGACGTGCTGTGAAGCCTCGACCACCTCTGCGGTTGGTGCTTCTGTTTGTTCGGTAGTGGGTTCCACTGCGTCTCCTTCGGTTGGTGTTGCATCTGGTATGACTTCGGTAGTCGCTGCGACATGACTGACGCGAGCTTCATCGAATGCTGGGTTGTGTGTAAGTGCCACGCCAATCAATGTGGCTTCATTGACGACCATTGTGCCGTCTTCATTAAATCCATGATCTGAGACATTTGCCTCGACTGAGAAGCCGTCGCGTAGTCCATCCATTGCCTCTTGAATCGCATCGGATCCGGCGTTAGTTTTAGAAATCTTAAATGTGGCGTTGATTGACTTGCCATCTGGTGCAAGATCCATTGCAATACTTTTTCCAATTGGTCGGGCTGCATCATGCTCCAAATTGAGCTTGACCGATGCTGGAATCAATGACCCGGATTTGAATAAGACTTTACCGGTTGATGCGTTCGCCGGTGTGTCGAATTGAACAATCTGGCCGGTAATAGTGCGAGCCTCTGAATCGGCTGCCGTGATGGTGAATGGTGTCAATACTTTCATCGGATCATCTCCTCTTGAATTCGGATTTCTTCTGCACTCAACGCGCCGACGCGATTGAGAATTTCATATATTTGCGCACGTTCCAATGCAGATCCGCGCAAATAGTCATCGAGTGCGTACTCAACGCGCTGCGTCGATGGCACAAAGTCTGGCATTGATAATCTTTCGGTGATTGAGTTCATCAGCGGAATCAATGAGAAGTCGAGCAATGTCTGGCGTGTTGTTGCAGCGTTTGAATACGTCATTGATGATCCAGTCTCAGCATCGATGAAGTAGGCCGGGATTCCCAAGGCTCTGGCCAATTCGGTGGCGATGTAGCTTCTCGCACTTGCAAGCTGTAATTTTTCGGGATCAAATCCCAAAGTTTCCAGCGAAATGTCAGCATTTAAGAATGCCGTGGTGCGATTTCTTCTACTTGCACCCCACGACTCTAAGAGTTTGGCAATGCGATCTGCCGGCAATGCAGTGCCATTTGATTTCAAGACCATTTGTGGAACAGGCTCACGCGCATACAATGCCGCCGCACGCTCGAGTTCTGCGCCGGTTCTTATTGTCATACCAGCTCGATTGAGCAACCCTTCATCATTGCCGTAGAATACGACCATACTTCCCACACCTGTAAGCGGAAGCGGCGTATATCCATCAATGGAATAAGACTCAATTTCTGTCGAATCTGAATTGGTGTTGATTGTGACGCGATCTGGTGAAATTCTTTGAACGCTGCGAACGCGCTGCGTATCGCTAAACAGCTCAGTTATCTGCCAATATCCGTAACCATAGAATAACAAATCTTCCAGCGTCCAGACGTAGGTGGCAACGCCGGGAATGCGTGGATCTGGTGTGCGAATGACGCGCGGCACATCAACGCCCATTCCAGTCATGCGATCACGCACCTCAAGACCAATCGATGCAATTGATGAACAAATAATGTTACGACCGCGAGCAATGGCCGGAACGCTCATGGCCTCTTCGCGTGTAGCTGTACGACCACCTCGAAAGAATGGCGAGAGTGAATCGAGCGTTGTTACCGGTGCAAGAGATGCAGAGACGTCGTATGTCAATGATTCGACGGATGATGTTCGCACAAAGATGTCTCTGAATCCCATGCACGAATTCTCTCAAAGGTCAAGCATCAACCCACTAAGATGTCGAATTCCGTCTCTGGGCGTGTCGCAAAGTGTGTGACGAGAGCTGTGGCAACGGCGGCGCAAATCGCCGATTGTGACGCTCTTCTTCCCATCACCCATCCACCATCACCTCGACGCAATTGAACGGCTGAAAGAATCTGCGTTGTCAGCTCGCTTTGATTTCTATGCCGAAGCCTCTGTGAATTGATAGCACCCAGCATCTCATCGCAGCTCTGCGGATAGTCGCCATCCATGTCAAAGACTGGGATTCCGGCCGGCTGTAATCTGGCGGCAACCGCGCCCGATGTGCGGCGTGAGTAGAGCAAGAATTCAATGGGGTAATCGCGGCAGTATTTGGCAGCATCATTTGCGATTGCGCGATCATCGAGTTGGACTGAGTTCTCCCAAGTGTGCAAGAGCTTAACTACAAATCTTTCATCATTTAATTTCTGCGCACCGACTAAGGCTGCAAATCTGCGATCTGGTGAGCAATCGATTGCCAGCCATGTCAGCTTCTCCGGATCTAAATCAACTTCCATATCCGTACACTCAGCCCATTCAGCCGATCCCACGACGCTGGATATTGTCTGCACCCAACGGCACAATACTTCGGTCATCACGACTTCAATTGGATCGTTGAAAACTGCACGGATGTTATCTGGGTGAATGGTGATGCCAAGCCCGGGATTTGCAAAGGCTGCATTCTCAATCGATAGCACCTCAGTCGGTGATGACCATTCAAAATATCCGATGTCATCGATTGCGCCAGCACTGGCCGCCATCCCACGTTCTTTCAATAAATTCAAGACGATGCTGTGAGAATCACCGGCATTGCTAAAACAATTGACTTGGGGATTCTTCGCCGCCATTAAGGTGTATCGCAAAGCTGCAAATGAATCAAGATCCTTCATCTCACGCAGCTCATCAAGGTGGACGACTTCCGGCTTACTCAATCCACGGGCAGCCGATCCGCCAGCCTTGATGACAAATCGATTGCCGGCTAACGTTTCGATTTCTTCTGCCCCGTGTTGCCATCTGATCCGCTTGACTTGCTTAGCCAAATCATCGTGAGACTCAATGATGGCCACCAGCGATCTAAACTGCTCCAACGATGTGACCAATCGATGAGCTGAGCCGACTTGCAGTGACTCATCCCAATGAAATAACCCCATCGCTATTCTGGCAAGCATATAAGTGCTCTTGCCATTCTGACGTGCAACTGTGGCAACTGTGAGCGGATGGTAATACCGGCCATCTGGCTTAATCTTGAGCGATTGGATTGCGAGCCATTTCTGCCACGGCATGAAGCCGCCCGGGATAATTTGGTCAGCGAAATCAATCAATTCATGGCCACGGCTGGGCAGATCATTGAGCGGCGTGTGGATTCTAGGCGTCTCATGCCCAAAGACTTGAGCTGATTCCGGTTCTAAAACCGATGTGAGCCGATTTGAGACGTCATCGCTAGTCTCTTGACCAACTATGACCAGAGGCGACCTAATCATGACTTAGTGACACGTTTTTGGGTATATCTTGCCCAT